GTTCGCACTCCCCTTTTTTATTTAACCAACTTTTCAAATGGTTACTTATTAAAGTAGTATGATATACTTAGAAAAAAATTCACTCAATACTTTTGCCCTAACACTAACGGAAAGTGCGACAATTACTGCGCCGACTTGGTTGTTCAAATTCGTGTGGGAAATGGACCAAACACTTGATCCTATTTATTGGGTTGGTGTGGACTACTCAAGTTACCCAAACCGTTATAATTTATTTTATTTAACGGAAGGCGTAGACGTGACTTTTCGCATTGGTCAGTATAGATATTGGGTTTATGAAAGTCCAGTGCCAATTGTAGTTGACCCAAACACGAATGAGTTAGGATTAACTTTAGTTGAAGAGGGGCGTATGGTGGTCGAAGGTATATCAAATTCAATTTATGAATAATGGGTTTATTTGGAAAGTTTAAAAAAGACGAAAGTTTAAAAGTAGTCGACACGGGTTACCAATCATTTAGTACACCGTTCTTAAAAGTGCCTGAAGGTAACTTGTCATTGCCACGTATAGACGTACGCTACACTACACAGGGTTATGTTCGTTTTGGGTTTGACAATTTGTTTCCGCAGTACATGAATCAGATGTACTTTATGAGTCCGTTACATGGGTCTATTGTAGACTTTAAGACTAACGCGGCTATTGGTGGAGGTTATTCTTTCGACGAAACGAAGTTAACCGACATGGAGAAGGTTGTTTTGTACTCATTCGGTAAGAAAATCGGACTCAAAGGAACTATTAAGGCAATCACTAAAGACATTATTCTTCATGATCGTTGCTATTTTCACGTTGAGTTGAAAGGTGGTAAGGTGTTTAACGTGTACCGGGTAGCCCCTGAGAAGGTTAGAATTAACCAAACGAAAACCGTTTACGCAGTTAACGAAGATTGGGAGTATGGATTACAGATTAAGACTTATTTACCTTACCACCCCGAGCATAAAGACGGCTGTTATTTATTAGCTTATGAAGGTCAAAGTGTAGGTCAAGACTTTTACCCACTTCCGCAGTACACAAGTGCGTTAAACTTTGCTTTTTTAAGTGGTGAACTTAGCTACTTGCAGAAGTCGAACATACAAAATAGTATTTTCCCGTCGTTTGCTATGATGTTTCCAAAGAAACCGCAAGGACCTGAAGAAATGCAGTTGATTAAAGACACGGTTAACAAGTTGAAAGGCGCGGAAAACGCAGGAAAAGCGGTTGCCTTCTTCGCCAATAACAAAGAGTCCCTTCCTAATTTAGTAAACGTACCTACAAACTCAAACGACGAATTGTTCAAGGGGGTTTCTGAATTAAATACCGAGCAGATTTGCTTTGCACATACGATTGATCCAATACTTTTAGGGGTTAGAACTACGGGTTCTTTGGGTAGCGGTTCGGACATTAAACAAGCCTACGTTATTTTCGAGAAAAACACGATTATTCCTTTGCGCGAAACCGTTGCCGATGTGTTTAACCAACTTCTTAAAGTCGTAGGTATTAATACACACATTGAAATTACTAACTACCAAATCGTAAACGAAACAATCACAGCCGTTGAGGATGAAGGTAGCCAAGTAACTAACGCACTCAACGCAATGAGTCCACTCGTAGCGACAAAAGTACTTGAGTCAATGACAATAAACGAAATTAGAGCGATGGCAGCACTCGCGCCCGTACCTGACGGGGACGTTGTTAAGTCTCAAATTGGTCAACAAACACCGCCTGAATTATGATTTATTTCGTAACTGAAAACTACTTAAAAGTAAACACACCCATAACTGCTAATGTTGACGTTACGGACGTTTTCCCGTACGTTAAACCTGCAAGTGATATGCGAGTACAAGCAATACTCGGAAGTTACTTCTACGCTTACCTATTAGGTGCGTACAACGCTCAAACATTAAACAACGACGAAGAAACTTTAGTTGAAAAAATACAGCCAGTTGTAGCGTGGAGAGCAGCAGAACAAGCAGCCTTTGGACTAACTTACCAACTTAAAAATAAAGGTATTCAAACACAGTTCGGGGACTACTCAAACAACGTGAGTCAAAATGAAACGGCTTTCGTCATGGACCACTACGGACAAATGGCAGCCTTTTATGAAAAGCGACTTACTAATTACCTACTAACTAATAAGGCTTTATTCCCTGAGTTTACGAGTGACTTAAACACGGACTCAGATATCAAACCCGTAGGTGGATGTGGGAATAGAGGTGACTACGATAACACTATGATGGTTATTTAATGGCAGACCAAGAAATAAATATAAAGTTAAACGGTATTGCGCAGATACGTTCCGAGTTAAAAGCCTTAAAAGGGGAACTTGCTAACGCAACGGACCCTAAACAAATGGCGGACCTTGCGGAAAAAGCGGGTGAACTTTCGGACAAACTGAAAGATGCCAACGAACGGGCTGCGGTCTTCGCTTCGGGTTCACGTTTTGAGCAGACAAGTAACGCTTTCGGGTTAATGTCTTCACAGTTGATGTCAATGGACTTTGAAGGTGCGAGTGAGTCGGCTAAGTTGTTCGCTGGAAACCTTGGGAAGATAGACGGCAAAACTATTTCGAGCGGTTTAAAGGGTTTAGGGTCTACTATTGGCTCGGTTGGTGGTGCGTTTCTTAAACTTGGGGCGCAGTTACTTATCAATCCGATATTTTTATTAGTTGCTGTTATCGGTGCTATTGTCGCAGGGTTGTATATGTTAGCGGATAGACTCGGGTTCGTTACTAAATTCGTGGACTTCTTAACCCAAGCGTTCAAACCTTTAATTGATATGATTAAATGGTTTTTAGACTTAATGGGTTTAACGTCTTTCGCAGCCGATGAGGCACTGGCTAAAACTACGGCAGCACTCGAAGAGGAGAAAGAAAAGCGTCAAGAGGTAATTGGTTTAATGGACCAAAAGATAGCTTTGTTGGATGCCGAAGGTAAAAGCACTTTAGCGTTAAGAATTGAACGCAACAAGTATATGCAAGAAGAAATCAATAACAACCTTAAGTTGTTGGAGATTATGGACAATAACTTTTTGAACCAAACCAAGCTATACAAAGACACGGTTAAGGAAAACAAAGCCAAGGCACACGAAATAAAGGTTGAGGAAGTTAAACTCAATCAGGAAGTAATTAACGAAGGGCAAAAGGCAGCCGAAGCACAAAAGCAATTCTTAGCGGACCGCCTCGCAGCTACACGACTTATTCAAGACTTGACGCTCGGAGTAATGCAAGACGGTGTTGAAAAGGAACTACAAGCCAATACCTACAAATACGAGCGACTGCGTGAAGACTTGTTAAAGAACGAGAAACTAAATAAAGACGAACGCGCCAAAATTGATGCACTTTATGTTAAAGAGGCTGAACAAACAGCCAACGCAATCAATAAGAAATATGTAGATGCCGAAGTTAAAAAACAAGCCGAACTTAACAAGGTAATTAAAGATGCTCAACTATTAAGAGCGCAGGAAGAGGAAGACTTTTTCGCATTATACGACCAAAATACACGCAGTCAGGCACAACTTGAAGAGGACGCAGTTCGTGAAAAGTACTTTAATCTAATTGAGCAAGCTAAACAATACGGCTTAGACACGCAAGAACTTGAGAAACGACAGCAAGAAGAAATTGCCAAAATTCAAGATGAAGCACGAGCGAAAAAAGAAGCCGAAGAAAAAGCCGAATTTGACCGAAGAGTTAAGATAGCCGAAGACTACGCAGGAAGTTTAAATAATCTTGCGGAAACGGTCTTCACGGTTTCTAATAGGTTCGGTAAACAAGACGAAGAAAGTAAAGAAAAACGTGCAAAGCGTCAGTTTCAAGTAGCTAAAGCCTTACAGTTAAGCATGGCAATCATGGACGGATTTAAAGCTGTTACAACGTCGCTTTCAATGTCGCCAGTTGCTATTGGTCCTGTACCCAATCCTGCGGGTATTGCGTCGCTTGCTTTTGCGGTAACGACTTCACTTGCTAATATTGCTAAAATTGCGAGTACTCAGTACGGAAGTAAAAGCACGGGCGGTGGTGCAGGCGGTTCGAGTGCGCCAATGGGGGGCGGTGCAACACCAAACACAGGAGGGACACCTTCATTTAGTCTTTTCGGACAAGGTAACGACATGAACACAACGAGCGCACCTAAAGACCAAGAAACAAGCCTAACGGTTAAAGCGGTTGTAGTCGAAAGTGACGTAACAAGCACACAAAATAAGGTTAAGAAAATGCAAGAAAACGCTACACTATGACAAGCTACATAACACTACTTTCAAAAATAGAGCAGTTTTGTAACGCTCACTTGCAAATTAAAAAATACGGGGGTGAGTTTCGGGAACAAATGCCTAACTTTTCTACCAAGGACGAGAAATACCCGGTTGTTTTCGTTGAGCCTTTGAGCGACCTTGAGGACTTAAACACGAACCAATTTAGCATTAACGTTTATTGCGTTGACATTATACAAAAAGACCGCGCCAATTTAAACACTATTCTAAGCGACTGTCAACTCATATTGAAAGATATGTATGTTTATTATATAAACGACATGGACGCGCAGTTAGATGTTGTCGGTACGGCTACAATGACACCGTTAAATAACTACGATTTAGATTACGTCGCTGGGTGGGTAATGGGTATTACTTTCGAGGT